TGTGTTTTCGGACTTCGTCGGCGATAGACTGGTATTCTCCGAATAGATCAGACTCGGGATTAACAAACTGGTATATACCTTTTGGCGTGGCGACTTTAACTATGATGGGATAATATGTATCGCCAGTGGCGTCGCTATCGCTCGAATAGACGTCACCCTTGCTCATCTTGCCTTCGTTGCCGAGATTTAAGGGATTGAAGCTGTATTTTACCTCGCTGAATTTTAACCTGGGGGATAGGGTATCGAGTGCGCCTCGCATTTTGGCGTTGATCAACATGTACTCAGAGTTATCCGCTGTCTGGAGGCTTGGAAGCAATGTCGACATATCTGTCGCTGATTCAAAGATTGCCTTCGCAACTTTGCTCCATCCATCGTTGACAGCCTCGGCGGCGTTAAACTGTTTCGCCTTTTTGTACAAGTCCCTCACCTCGCGATCTAGCCTTTTGGTGTTTTCGCGGACTCGATGGATATTCCCCGCTGCGATGAGAGCTTCGGCCTTCAAAGTGCCCATGCCTGGATCGAACAATGTCTTTGCCTCGAGCAATTTCTCCTGGACTCTTTCCATATCAGTCATGGGCTTCTCCGAGATATCGAATACGATCTCCGCCGGTGCCGTTGGGGCTTCAAACGGAACGCTCTTGCTCTTTCTGGCGGCAAAGGATTCGGGCATTCGAGAGCCCTGAAATCCATAACTAGTGAATTGTGCTCTCAAAGTATTTTCAAATGTACCACCTTCGATTTTCATCGTGGATCCCAAAACAACATAATAGCCGCCCAGGCCCAACTTTGAAACTACAGAATTTTTGTTTTTTGGATCGCCCATGCCAGTCAATGAAGGGTTCAAATAAAGCTGCATGCCTGGGCGGAAATAAGTGTTGCCAATCAACCTTATGTCTGCATTATACGGGTGTTTTATCCTGTCTATCTCGCTCTCCATCGCCAGGCGTGATTCGAAAAAGTATGGCATATCATTTCTAGAGAACTTTATCTCCTTCACTAAGCCCCTATCCCTGCCAAGGGTGAGGTGGAATATTCCCTCGGATTCGTCATCTCTTTTATTTCCTTTGCGGTGGGATGGTTTAGTAAATGTAGATCTCAATAATATATACTCGTGCAAGCCGCTTGCCTTAAGATTTGCTGACCAAGCCCTATTCATAGTCTTGAATGCCCCTGCCATGGCGTTAATGTGAACCCGGGGTTCCTTTTTCAATATGTCTCTGGGAACAGAGAAGACATCCATAGACAGCTTTTTAGAACTCATTGCTATGTTTGGGGCAGCCTCATAACAAACTCCCCCCAAAGCTGGAAATATCATAGTTGTTGCAATCTTTCTCAAAAATCTGCCCAGTGGCCACTTCGTTAAGCCCTGTTCTACCACCGATTTTGTATACCAATCTAAAAACAAATTCAAAGAAATTGGTATATCTGCCAAATTAACTGACACCGGCTCTTCAGTAATTGGGTGAGAATATGTCAGAGGACCTGTCAATAAACTGAACCTGTAATGATTTGCATCTGTGTTCCTCTTTCTTATCGACGAGATAGCTGCTTGTATCAGCTCCCCTAGAAAAAAATAAGAAAACTGATATCTACCTGACGCGACGATAGGCATAAGTGCCCCCATATCTGTCGCGCCTGTTTCGGATACTGATGGTTTTTTAGACTTTTTTTCAGCTGAGGTGTCTCCAGCAGGCGACTTCTTTTCTGTTATTGCTGCGGTGGCTTTCACTTTTGCCTCTTCTTTGGCTTTTACTTTATCTGCTGCAGCTTGTGCTATGCTGACAGCGCGGTTAGCTTGCGCCGGAGTACCAACACTAGTGAATGGGGGTACGCGTCTATCATACTTGCTTCCCGATCCCCAAGTACCCATGGAGCCAGCATTAAGCTTCATGTAGGAGTCTAGCTCCACTTTATCAACAGAAATAGTCCTTATCGCCCTTCTTATCTCCAATTCCCTTATAAGCTGCACGTGTTTGTCAGCTCGAGCTGTCTGGACAAGGGAGTCTGCTTTGGCTATTTCGTCTTCAAACCCTGCCACTGTCAATTCGTGGGTGTCGCGGAGCAGCTGCGTGTACTCCCTTATCTTCGGCACGGCGGAGGGATTGTACTGAGCAATCCACGAAATCTTATCGGCTTCCTTACCTTTCTGTACTGCCGGCGGTGCTTTTGCCAATGCCTTTTCAACAATTGGCGTTTTCATAAACATAACCAGTCTCTTGTGAGCTGAGTCACTGGTCATGTGCGCCTTCATTTGTGCTGTTGTTTTTTCAACCTGTTTTGCTGCTTTATCTCGCAAATATACTTCTCCTGCAGATTCTGCAAATATATTTGTTCTGTAGTCATCGTCAAGCAGGCCTTCGAGGCGGCCGTGGTATTCGACAGTTATATTCGCGCTGCCGTCCTGATTAAAGTCGATGTTGTGATTATTTAAAGTCATTAACGTTGTTAGTTTGCTATTGTTTATAGCAATACGGAGATCCTTATTTATGAGCTTTACTAGCTTGGAAGGAAGACTCCATCCAATAACTGCCTTTATTTCAAAATTCATTGAATTTGCTATCTGTGAATAGTGCACTAGTTGGCCAGACTTCTTATCACGAACCCAGCTTTTGCCTTTTTTCCCCTTGAGCAGTTTTTGTGGTACCAACAAATCCATCGGGGCTGCAGCTCCGGGGCGTGCGGGCTTAGTGAATGTCGTTAAGTCCTGGACATATAAGACTATAGTTGCCATGACAATTCTTTCCGCAGACTCCATATCTGTACCTTGCCAGTCGAAGTTTATACTTTTGATGCCCACACCTTCACCTCTGCCGGCTCGGCCCTTCAAGATGGCTGACACCTTGTTTTTTGATAAGTGATCTTCGAAAACAAAGGGCTTTTCAGTAGACTTTTTCACGCTATCATTGGCATATGTAACCTTATAAAGTTCTATTTTCGGAGTCAGCAATGCCGCTTGGGCTGGAGTGATGTCCATCATGGGCTTTATTCCTGCCCTGCTTAATAGTTTGTTCGTTATAACAGAAGCTTCCCCCTCCAATATCACCATGCCGCCGTTTGGCGTGACAAGCTGTGAAGTTTTAGATATCGCCGAAAATTTATCTACAAAGCTCATGAGGTAGCATTGCTCCATCATTCTTACCTGTGCTGGTTTGCCTGCAGTAAAGTCGGTGTCTTCCTCTACGTCTTTAACTTCTTGCTTCATCAACAGCGCTTGCCAGAGTTGAACCTCCTCCTGGCTTCCTTTCATCTCATGCTCCTTATGAAGCTTTGCTAGAAGCATCTCCAGTGCGTTTTTTTGCTCCCCTGACATAACTTGGCCGGCTTTGCCAGCAGCGGCGATTACCCGTGCCTTGTATTTCTTGGCTAGCTGGACGATCCCCATGATGGGCCCTGGCAGGTACTTCAGGATGGATTCTTTAGTCGCTCGGACGTCGAATTCTGTATTGTCGCTGCTGGAACCGAGTAAACTGAATACTTCTGATTTCTTCATTACGCCTGTATCAATTATCCTTTTCAGCTTCTGTGGCATATTATGATTTGTCATCAGTTCTATGGCACGTGCTCGCGCTGCATCGTCGTCGAGCGGAACGGAGCCGTGGATGGTGCCGACGTCTGTACCAGTCATGAAATGGTGCATGCCGCTAGTGTAGGGCTTACCTACCCATTTATCCTCGATGTACTTGATAATATCTTTGACGTTACTACTCCATGGGCCGTGCAGGCCAGTTGCGCCACTGTCCATGACTTTACTACCTGTGACGAGATATGACACCTGTTGAACATAGCGTGTATGTCGTCCCGCGGATCCACGTGGGTTAGATACTATATCGCTTTCCAAGGACTCGTCGCGGGTTGCGTTTAAGAATTTCTTATAATCTGCGGAGTCAGCGTTGCCAGATATCGTTTCGGATTCGATCTTTAAGAGATGCTCGCCAAACAGCTTGCTAGCAACCGCTTTAAAGTCTACAAGAGTCAGTGGAACTGCGTAGTTTTTATCGTATCGCAGGTTCCCACCGGCTCGCGTGCGCAGATCGAGCCAGGTGTCGAGTACTTTTCGCTGAAACTGCTCACCTTCTCCGACGTTGTTCGTGGCGCGCCAAGCGTCCGTCACGCGGCCGCGCTGGTTTTCATCTGTCGTGACAGTATCAGCAGCAACCAGCATATCTACAAAAAGCCTCATGGCGTTCGTGGATTTTCCATTGGACTGAATGAACTTCCTCATTTCAGTGGAAGACATATTTGTCTTAGTGGCCAAGTCTTGGAAATCTTCTTCACCAGCTTGCAATTTGAGATATGTTAGCGCGCCGGGCTTCAGCTGAATGCCATTCGCCTTATTGGAGGTAATTTGTTCATCAAGATATTTCGTCTTTTCTCCTGTTTCATATATATCTGCCATTTTTTATCCCTTCGCACTATAAAACATGCCAAGGATGTCTTCCAAAGGCAGTGGTATATACACCGGATCTCCCACGTCTAAATGGGCGTCTGTTGGTTTTTCGTTAAACCAGGCTATAAGCCACCAATATTCTGGATCTCCATAGAATTGCTGTGACAGTTTGTAATATCTGTCTCCAACAGTCCAGATGTGCCCAATAGTTGTTAGCTCTGAAACGTCTTCAGCGTTCATTTGATAAAACTCAGGAAACCCGTAATGGTTGAATCCACTTATTCCTCTTTCTTTTGCCTTTTTAGCATATAATTCATGATTATTAAAGAAAACTTTTTTTAAATCGGATCTACCAGCCATTACCTGCTCCCCGGGGGCTTGGCCGGGCCGAAAAAACCGCCTAGAGATAAGTTGGTGGATGGTATCGAAAGAATCTCACCCACGGCGCCGTCCGCGATCTTGGGTAGTACTCTTTTTTTCTTCTTCTTGCCTTTTTCCTTGGGGCGATCTTTAGTAGGCAAAATATCTCCCTTCGCATTGATCCTTTTGCCACTGGCTGCATCACACTTACTATAGTTCCCAGTCAAATCGTCAGTGCCATACGGGAACGCCGTTAAGCCTGAACCTGGCTTTGGATCTCCTCTCCATCTGCTTTTTTGATCCCAACCAAGTGGATGAGTGTGCAATACCGTAAACGAAACATTCATTGACACACTCTTCGGGTATAACTGCCCAGTACCTGGCATAAAAAATCCTGGTTCAAATGTTGGAGCGTAGTTTAGTGCTTCCACCACTGCCACCAAGCCACCTTTTGCCGCATAAGGCGAGTTGCCTGAAGCGTCTGCTTGCCTTATCATGTTGGCAAACTTAATCTTCATTAATGGGCTAGCCTGAAGTGTTGCAATTTTGCCTTTATTATACACTGGATACAGCATTGACATTAGGTGTTCTATTCTATGCAAGTTAGATTGAGCTTCTTCCAAAGATACCGCTACCACATCAAATGAAATTGATATTTTTCTAGAAGTGCCCTGATATGTCATAATCGGATCCAATCTTCCGTATACCTGTTCTGAATTCCAGTTAGCTTGATATTGATCGTCAAAAGCTGTCACAAAACCCTTGAATGCAACACACTTGCCTGTAGCTATATGGTAAAAATCAATAAACATATGTTTATGATTTACCATTGCCTGATCTCCCACAGAACCCCTATCTCCCATAGGTACGTGAGTTACTGATGGTGGTACGTATCCTGCCATGATTTAATCACCTCCCTCCAGAGTTCAAGCCCCTTGAGGCTCTCTTGTTATAATTATACATTGAACTTTCAAGTGATGACTCGCCGCTGGACATCGCAACCTGCGGACGGCTAGTATGCTTTGCTATTTCCTTAAGATGTTCTTCGTTTTTCTTTTGCACTTTGTTCATCTCTTTAAGTATTGCCACCATGCTTTGTAGGCCGGCGTCGACGCCCCCTCCAGACTTAACGCCAAGGAAAGAGTCATTCTTGTTGATTGGCTGGATTGTCCCACCAGTATCATCCCCCTGGTATACAAAGTCGTCCATCGCGGCGCCTGCCACGTTAAGGCCTGCGCCAGCAGCCATTAAGCCGGCGCCAACTGCCCAACCAACACCAGGGACGAACATTGCAATGCCGCCAGCCATGCCGAGTACCCCACCTAAACCTGATGCGACTCGGGATCCTGTTGACTTACTTTTGTCAGTGGCTCCTTTATAGCCCATGTATCCCATTCCCGCGCCAACGGTCGCACCGACGCCCTTGCCCAGACCACCGGCTGGGCCTCTGCCCATCGGTATAGATGCTGCAACTGCCCGATTGGAAGCTATTTGGGTGACAGCTGAAGCCTTCGCAGCGGCTGCGAGCGCTACGTATCCGGCGATGGCTTTGACTATTGCGGCGCCCATACTAAACATTGCCCAGCCTATCAGAACGTTAACAATGGTGCTTGCCAATTCTTTTATCTTGTCAATTAGCCCTGGCTTTCCCTGTCCACCTGCAATAATCTCTTTCCATTCTTGGATTTTCTCTTGCATATTTTTTATGCCTTCAGCGCCATCTCCTGTGGCACCCATAAAATCTTTGAATAAAACCATAGCGATCTCTTTAAGTGCCAGTTGCATCATTCTTAATATTGGCTGAATTGCTTTTGCCCTGTCTGCGAAAGCGATATCAGTTGCTGCTGCCCTATCCATCTCCTTCCTTCTGGCTGAAGCCTCTGTTGTGCTCATTCTCATTAATCTGCCTGCCTCTTCGACATCCATATTCAGAGCCTTTGCAATACCCTTCTTTTGAAACCTTTCCATCTGTTCCCAGCTTCTTCCTGATGCCTTCATAGAATTCCGTACGGCTTCTATCCTTTCATCCTCTTTCATCCCCACAAGCTCAACGGTATTGAGGTATGGGCCGCCTAGAAAAGCGTTGAGTGTTCCGGCGGCCGCCGCGGCGCCTTGAAATGTATCAAACTGTCCGGTTGTTGCTAGCAATCTCGACATTGACAGCCCCGTTGCCTTTGATTGAGCTTCCAACTTGACAAACACCGACTTCATCTGGCCGCCGTAGACTGCCAATTGTGGAGCTGCCTGCTGAAATTCTGCTGCCAAATCTTTTGGTGCTTTGCCCAAAGCTGATGACATCTTATATATTTCTTCCACAGTACCTATAGCAGCTTCTCTTGTTGCCCCTATGGACTTCTCCATGCTGTCCATTATTCTGACGCTGTCTTGGCTTGACATACCCAATTCATCCAGAACTGTAAGTTGTTTTGCTAGCTGAAGTCTTGTTTTCTCACCGATGTCATTGAAGCTAGAGTAAGAATTTTTGAGCGCTATTATTGTTGGCAGGACATCCGAGAATTCCCACTTAACCCCCATCGTCTCTTGTCTTATCTCTGCCAACATGCCAACGTATTCAGTGCCGGCGCCGGTGGCTTGCGCAAAAGAATGCTGAGCTGTATCAACCGCCAATATAGCGCCGCCCACTACCTTACCTATCATAGCTATGGCGTCGACGCCGCCGAAAAGTCCGACACTGGCTATGGATTTCCCCAAACCGTGAAATGCGCCCTTTACCTTGTCCACGTTTGTTATCGTTTTTGCCCATCCAGTGTTGTTCAAACCAGTTACCGTCCGAGCAAGCATCTTCAACTTTTCATTTGTGCCGGCAGATGCATTTTTAAAATTTTCAAGCTTTTTGGCTGCAATATCTTGTGCCTTGGCGTTTCTTTCCAATTCTTTTGTTAGAGCCTTGAGCCGCTTGGTTTCTTCCTCATTGAGGCTTCCTTTCTGCTTTAGCTTAGCTATCTCCCTTTCTAACTGGACTTGTCGGACTTGGAGTACAGCGTTGAGCCTCTGACTTTCCACAGTTTGCCTCTGTGTGATAGAAATAAGAGACTTTCTGGCAGCAGCTTCTTCATTAATCTGTTTTATTGCTTCTTCTGGGGACAGGGTGTCAAGCTTGACACCGAAAACGCTAGAAGATCCTGATTTGCTGCCTTCCGTCATGCCTTCTTTAACTGCCTGCTTGAGAAGCCCAGGCAGAGCGTCTAGAAGTTGGGCGAATTCTGAATTGACGTTATTTCCATTTGCCATGAGTTACCCCCCTATTTAAAGGGCCACGGAATGCCTGTTTGTCTTTCGAACTTTGAAACCGCGCTGTGCAAACTAATACGGCTTCTATATGTATTTTTATCATTCAACCCATTCTTGTTGAATGAGTCCATATACGTCTTTTCAGCTGCCAGGGCTCCGGCAAATGCCTTTATCTGATCCCTGGTGCCTGTTACTGAGCCTGCCATTGCGTTAAAGGGTGATGACGAACCAAACATAAGATGAAGCATCATTTTAATTTGAGCGCCCATAACTGCTGCGTTATAGAGCATCTCATTGACTTCTTTTCCTTTTGTCAAGTCTATGACAATACTGTCTGTGGTGTCCATTGGATATAATCCCCCCGTATTTATAACTAGTTAACCAAACAATAAAATAAACGAGCTAATACAAATGTACTAGCTCGTTTTACTAATTAGAACGCTTTTTGGCTTTTTCTATTTCTTCGTTTTGTTCCTCGAAATGCCTTGTTAGCCTTTGGACAAACCAAAGACGCAGTTTAATCGGAAGATTATATGCTTCCCAAAAGCTCCATCCACCATGGTGCTTTAAATAAAAAAACTGCTCATACACATGTTCGATATATTCATTTGCTAGGCCAAAAGAACTCACCCGTGAAAGGCACCTCCACAACTGATCCGGTACCACACTCCGGACAGGTAACTACCTGAGACATATCTACGTCAGGTATAATTTTCGTATAAGTACTTCTCAAGATTCTAGAATCCTGAGCAGGCATCATATCTATGAACTTAGCTATCAAAGTCTTATCATCGCTTCCGTTGGCAGAAACAATAATCGACTTTAACATATCTGTCAAACTTGAATCTGGCAAGTTATACTTTTTCTTCTTCTTTTCAGCAGCTGCCTGTATCTTTTCGTCCTTTCCGAAGAGCGGACGTAATCCAACAGTAACTTTAGACATCGGAAGCTGCATATAATACAAGCCGTCTCTCAATTCAACATCGTTTTCTTCTAGGTTTGGTTCTTGCACCGAATCTAGAGCGCTCAAATCAAATGTTTCAGAGAAGTTCGCTGTACAATGTGAACAACCAACGGAAACCTCATAATCTGAGCCGTATCCAGTAACTCTTGCTGCTACTAAAATAGCGTTTCTATCACCGACTAGCAAGTCGTCTGGCGATACATCATCCAACATGATGCTACTAATTAACCTGTCTAAAACAATACCCTTAGTTATCAAACTTTTGGACGTTAAGATGTCTTCTTCCTTTGCTGTCATATATTTAATTTCAACAGATTGCTTTCCACAAAGCGGATGCCCTTCTCGATAGAGGAGTCCCCCAGAGGGTAACTCAACGATCTCGGTTGGCATAACGAAGGAAAGCATAGAAGATGGATCTTTGTCCATAACTTCGTTCGGTGGGGTAGGAGCATCGTTAACAGGGTTTACTCTACTCTCATTTCTTCTTGACATAATCTCCTCTACTTGTCATTATTTTTTGGGCGGGGGCCCGGCTGCACTAGCACCTATTCTTCCAGTACCTGGTGCAAAATTTATCCTAGATTTCGACTTGCTCGTCAATAACTGAGCCCAGTCGAACCTAATAGTTAACTCGATTTCTACAATATCGTCTGTTTGGTAGTCTAGCTGTCCAAAGTTGACGCTCTTTATCCATGGGTTTTTCAATTCCCAAGCTTCGACAACTCCTTGTCCATCAGCGTCTATCTGCTTGATTATAACCGATCTGCCGATGGCTATAATAGATTTCTTCTTTGAGATGGTGATAGGGGAAGCCATGTCTATTTCGTTTGGATATACGTATCCAGCGTCCTGCAACAACTTCATAAGAGTGACGGCGGCATCTGGCTGAATTGGATCTACCAGAGTACATGATATCTCCGACCACTCAATTCTACCGGGAAAATAAAACTTATAGTTTAGAAATGAATGTTCCGACTCTGAAACCGTAAAGCTGGGCTTTGCTACCTTTTTCATCATCCATTGATCGATGCCACGAAAATTCATAACCCATCTATATGCTCTTTTTGGTTCAGTTACTGCGTCTGCCCAAAATCCTGTTCCTTGTGCTGCCATGTCTTAAAGTCTCCTATAAAGTATTATATATCCTAATTAGAGAAAATTAAATGTTTTTCTCTTTTAATCTTCAAAAGCGGCGCCGGTATTGGTAATGACAAAGTCTACTGCAATGAATTCAACAGCACGTGCAGGCTTCAAGAATATCTTAGCATACATGATATTTCTGTCAACCAAATCTGGTGTTGTTGTAGTCGCGTCCAGCACAACCTTAAAGTCTGATAACCCAAAGCCTATCTTAACTCTTTCGAGGAAAGGACTAACTTCTTGAACAAAACGCTCCCAGGTTGTTTGGACATTCTGATCGAAGAGGAGCCTAGAAGCAATCCTAGAAACCTCTTTCTTGACATAAATGAGCAACCTTCTAACGTTGATTCTATCAAGCGCAGATGGTGTAACTTGTAATGTCTTCTGTCCAAAAACGACTATGCCCTCTGATGGGAATGAAGCAATTGGATTTATGCTAGCATCATACAAGGTGTCCCGTTCCTTAGAAGTTAATTTCTCCGAGACTCCTAGTACCGATATGCCAGCGCCGCCTTCTGTGAGGCCTCCTCGGTTAAATCCTGCAGGCGCAAACCATAAAGCATCGCGGTTCTCTGTGTTTGCCATAACGCCGAGGGCGACAATCGAAGGTGGTGCCCAGACGCTAGCGTCGTTTATTTCGTCGTATATCTTAACCCATGGATAATATGTGCATCCATAGCTAGAGTTCAGTCCTCGGAGTTGAAACGCTGAGGCTACAGCGCTAGCGCCTGTGCCCAATCTAGCTGCAAAGTTGCTAGCACGCTGTTCGTACTGAGGAGTGTACACTTTGTCGATATCTATGATAGCGAGGGCGTCAGCTCTCGCTTCGCATGCGCTCATGAGTTGCTTTGTCAAAGCATCGACAGTAATTCCTGGCATTGCCATCAAATTTGCTTCGACTACTTCAGGATCCGAAACGGAATCCAGGGCCCTGCGAACCGATGCGAATTCGTAACTATTCGTTTCTGATTTATCTCTTAGGACTCTGTTATTAAACGGCTCTGCTTCAGTAATATCTACTCCATCAAAACCGCCGAATACTGGGGCTGTGAACTTATCAATTCCAGCAGCCAATATTGCTCGATATCCAGAATCAGTACTATTATCGTTAGCCTTTACCGCATTAAGTGACACGCCCCTCTCTCTTGAGCCGCTCGAGTGATAGTACGTATTGTTAGACGTTCCTGTCTGTATAATGTCATCCAGAGTGAACACCCACGAATACTGGGTTAAAGTGCTTGGAGTTTCTTTCTCTCCTGACGCGTCGACGGGTAGTGGGGATACATGATCCGCGTAAGACTCATCATGCCTTATACTGCCTGTTGATCTGTGAGTCCAAACTCCGAAATAAGCATCCTTTTGGTTACTTATGGATCCGTGAGACGCTGACACTCTTAATGGCAACGTCGGGAAAGAGACATTTATTGTATTGTCGAAACCATTGAACAAGCCGACTGCAGCAGGGCCGCCGGCGTAGACGGGATTTGCGGCGTCGCCCCATTCCTTTTGAGTGCCGAGCCATCCGTGTGATCCGGCAGTTGCTTTAAGAAGTGCGGCGTCCTTATATACTGGAATCCCTAGCACACCGAAAGGTAACAGTTCAGCCTCAGCGGAGCCCATGTCGACATCCGTATCCATCACAACCCTAAAGTACTTAGAAAGATTCGGGTGACTGCCATACATTTTGTATCTTCTCTCTGTAGTACTCCAAGTCTGGTGCATATCCCCTATTTTTCTAGCTAAGTAATTCGAGGAGTTTGGATTTAAATTACAGTTTGAAAACTGCTCGACTATTTGGGGAGCAATATCTGAATCACCCGCCTTCCTCACTAGCAAGCTAAAAGAGCCATAGGGATTAACACCGTCAGCGCGTGCAGCCTTTACGTCCTTTATCGATACTTTAAAATTCCTTTGTGTGTGGGATCCGGCGTCGTGAGCGAGAAGTTTAAAGAGCTTGGGCTGCTTTGACGCATCAAAGCCGCCACCGCCAGTAAAGCTCGTCGCAGTTATGCCTCCAAGGCCATCGATTATTGTAGTATTACCGTTTGAACCAGCAGCTAGTTGTGTCAATGTCATCGTCTTCGCACCATCAGTGACAGCAACGTCTGGCCCTACTACAATCTTTCCATTATGTCCATTTGCGTGATTAATCGCAAGTTTAAAATCGTTTAAAGCGCTAGCCTGTGTAGCGTTCGATAAATTAAAGTTTACAGCAATACCACCAACTAGGCCTGCGCCAGCTGTGCTAGCACCAGTATCTGAATTTAAAGCCAAAACAGTACCTGTGGCTACCACTGAGTCCGCGCCATTAACGACTACATAAGTCCTGCTTGTTGTAACTCCCTGTGCATCTTTAGCTACTATTGTTAAAGTTTCTTTTTCTGCCATTCCATGTGCAGCATCACCGTCAGCAATAGCAAGTGATCCCGCTGCCTGTGTCAAATCTGTTTCCATCCTCTGCGAGATGAACCAGTTTGTCTGAGCTGGCAACATGCTCTGGCGATAATCTTCGCCATCGAATGATGTATCTCCGAGAGGCAGCGTACATGCGAATGGGTATAAGCCAGAAGTTCTAGGTGTCATGGTGACATTGTTGATGTGATTCTCATAACTTTCGCCAAGCCAATATAGCTTCTTGTTAGCGACACTGACGATATCTTGGTTTGTCATGGCGGGATTTGTATTGAAAACTTTTCTTATGTATCTCGGAGATGTCTTTTTGAAGTTGAATGTTATTTTATCTTTTAGAGTTGATCCGTCATAAACCTCAGCTGTCCACTCTGGTGCGGCACCACTAGACCAAGATGACGTCGTTGCCACTCCTCGGATAAGCATCTGAGCAGAAGATGTCACCATTGTTGATAAGCCGGTAGTGGGCACCGTTCTGGGGCCTAGTACCATTTGCCCCTTTAATCTTATTTTTACGGTATCCGAAGTAGTATAAAATACCGCGCCTACAGTTGCCGAGGCAGCTGCTGCGGCGATGTTGCCATCGGTGGATCCGCCGGAGTTGCATGAGGGGTCATAATAATTTGATCCTGATGCTTGCCCAACCAACAGAGCGAAAGCATTGCTAGCTACCCAACCTGCTTGTCCGTCTCCGACGCCACCGGCTGCTACTACAGCTTTTTCGTCATCGTGAACGCCCAGAAGCCTAACGTAGTTAATTGGTGAAGAATTTTTAAGATATGCCTGAGCAGCGTACGCACCATAAGCTGGAGCCAGAAGCCCATTACCTTCTCTCCAGATATCTTGCCCTGATGAACCGGCTATAGGATCGCCAAAGATTTCTACAAACTGAGAAAAAGATTCTATTCTTACAGGACGCAATGCGGGGCCCATTCTGGCTCTACCAACAATGACTGGCCCTATATCGTCTGATTCTTTTGCTAGTTGAGAGTTGTCTATCTCGTTAAGAAAGACTCCTGGTGATATAAACTTAAATTTCTTAGCTGACATATCTTTTGTTCTCCTACGCATTTACCTGGAAATATTTACAAACTTTTCTCTAGTAAATAGTTTATCAACTGTCAAAAGGAAGACAATTTAGAAAAGAAAAATGGAGCCTGCCGAAGCAGGCTCCATAGCCGGTAGGATTCACAGGAGGGCGGCTATTAACCGTCAGTGATGTAAGAGATGACGACGACGTCATCAGAATCAACAGCTTCGGACATAGCAACCGTATATGGATCAGTTGAAGTATAGAGGATGTAGTCGCATGCGCCGGCGGTGGCGCCACTAATTCTCTGAAGCATACCGTTGAGGTAAACCTGAACGGAATCTGCTAGAGGAGTTCTTGAAAGTGAGGCTGTCAAGCCGGCTGTCATTGCTGCTGCATCGCCAGCTCCGGAGCCATCGCTGGCAGACATGAAAGTATCTCTTACCCAGTTGATGGATAAAACACCGGCGGTGGAAACCAAACCAGAACCACAAGAAGCAGAAACAATATCTGCAACAGTGTCTCTCTTCATCGTCCCGTCTGAATCTCTAAAATATAGAGAATCAGATCCAACTGCTATACTAGCATCACCAGCACCCGTTGGAGTAATCGCACCATGGATTTCAACAACACCTGAGATGTCAACCGCGCCATTGATATCAATATCAGTCGCAGTGAGATCAATCTCAGAAGCGGCGACGATACCAAGTGTTCCATCGGCAACAGAGTAAATGTATTCCCCACCCTGATCACGAAAACCCAATCTCATGCCAGAATTCAAGTGAACACCAACATCATTAGTGTGAGTAAGAGAAACATCTTTACCGGCGCCGAAGTTAAGAACTGCAGAGTCCGATAAAAGGTGCAAATCATTACCAACAACAGCATCTAAAGCAACGCTCAAACCACCGTCGGTTTGTAAAGAGCCGTCAGTAGTTGAAGTTGCATCGGTAGCATCATCAGTTTTAAGGATGCCAGAAAATACGCCAGTCGTGCCGACAAGGGCAGCGAATGAACCAGCTGCTGCACTATTGGCGCCGATAACTGTTCCGTCAATTGCACCACCATCAACGTTAACGCTATCACAGTGAAGCGAAGCGGCTTGCATCGCACCAGAACCAGAAATGGTTGTGGCAGTCACGCCAGCACTGAAAGTGCCAGTTGTACCAACGAGAGCAGCGAATGAACCAGCTGCAACAGCAGCTGCACCAATAGTAACTCCATCAATTGAGCCACCATTGAGATCCATTGTTGTGACAGCGCCCATGTCAGCGCAAGTCATACCAGCAACTGTCCAAGTACTATCACCCTTAATGGTAAGAGCTTTGCTGGCAGCGGCAGTACCGAGAGTAGCGATATCAACATAGTTGAGTTCAGCTGCTGTGGCAGTCACTGTGACGCCACCAAGCAAAAGACCGTTAGTTCCGTCATGAGACGCAATATCGAAATCATAAGCACCGTCTTTGATAATAATATCACCATCAGCTTGAAGCAGGATTAAATCCGTAACCGAATCGGATCCAATATATGAGCCATCATCAACTCTCAGCGACTTAAGGTTTGTATCACCGTCAGCATCGACTGCAAAACCTGGCATAGTGATAGTGCCCATGGTAAGATCGCCGGAGCCGTCGATTGATGTTGCGCCAGCAATCGAACCACATCCAGTGATGCCTTGACTGCCCATAACTAGTGCCTCCGCTTGCGTACCAAGAGAAGTCAAGCTAGAATTAACAACTGCAGATCCAAGCGTAGTTGCATTAAGAACCGAAGTTCCAGCAATCTTGTACGCCTTTGTCGAAGCTACATCAATATCAACATTAGAGCTAAGTGCTGTATTAGCATGCACATACTTCCAGAAGAGGTTGGTGCCACCAGTGACATCAATCTCCATACCTGATCCATCTGCGTTAGCTACAGAATCATTGCCCTTCGATACGGTAATCAAATCATCTGCAACAGTAAGAACTGTCGAGTTGATTGTTGTTGTCGTGCCGGTGACAGTAAGATGTCCAGCGACTGTCGTTGTTGACGCACCACCCAAACCGAGCGTCACGTCGACGACACCGGCCGATGTCGTTCCCTGAAGCTGAAGTCCTTTTGCGAGAGTGCCATCATTTGCTGCAACGTAGAAATCTAAGCCACCCTGTTCTGCACCAGAAGATGCGTCATCAATAGTTGCGTTGATTCTTGCGAAAGTGTGCGCGTTGGTGGCGTCATCCTCACTAGCGAAATCGATGTTACCGCAGATATCTCCATCAGCTGGACTAGCTCCATTCTTATTGAGTTTAAGTGTGGCGCCCGTACCATCCGCATTTGTGTTTCTAAGCTCAAATACCGGAACGGCTGTGACAGCACTCTCCATCAACAAGCCCGAGTCGGGAACGTGAGCTAAAGTCACTTCCGAATCTGCACCAAAGGCAATCTGAGCATTTTCTGATAGCAGAATAAGATCATCACCGATAACCGCGTCTAAAACAACACTCAAACCACCATCTGTCTGTAAAGAACCATCGGTTGTAGTAGTTGCATTGGTAGCATTATCAGTTTTAAGGATGCCAGAAAATACGCCAGTCGTGCCGACAAGGGCAGCGAATGAACCAGCTGCTACACTATTGGCGCCGATAACAGTGCCGTCAATTGCGCCACCATCAACGTCAACACTATCACAGTGAAGCGAAGCGGCTTGCATTGCGCCAGAACCAGAAATGGTTGTGGCAGTCACACCAGCACTGAAAGTGCCAGTTGTACCAACCAATGCCGCGAATGAGCCAGCTGCAACAGCAGCTGCACCAATAACAGTCCCGTCAATTGAACCGCCATTGAGGTCCATAGTAGTGACAATACCCATGTCGGCAACAGTGCGGCTAGCATTGGTCCAGTTATTAGCCATAGAGGCAATACCAAGAGCGTTGATTGTGTCAATGTTGCGACTACCATCAACGACAAGAGCCTTTGAAGCTTCAGCAGTACCATTAGTAATACCATCAAGCTTCTCAAGCTCAGCTTCTGTCAATACAGCACTACCTATGCCAATTGATGTTACAGCAGTTATAGTACCAGCTGTAGACAAATTGCCAGCAGAGCTTAGTGTCATTTTTGCAGTTGCGGAAGACGCGGCAGTTTCTGATACACCCGCTGTAAATACTAATTTTGTAGCATTAGCAGATGCAGAAAATGTATCTTCCGCTATAGCGTGAATACCAGCAGCAACTGTTGCACCATCTGTGCCGTCAGAGTCACCAGCTGCAAATTCAAGTGAAGCGATAACGTCTGCCGCAACGACGTCGTCCTCCTCAGACTTCAGCTGCAGAACTATCGGTAGTCCGGCGCCGGATCCGGCATGGGTTAGTGTAAGTCCCTTGTCAGCAACATGGGTTAGTGTAACATCTTGATCATTACCAAAATGAATAACACCAGAGTCACCTAAATATAGCTCTGCCCACTCAAGGGCCGCGCTGCCTATTTTTCTTGCGTCTGCCGATGATGGCACCAAGTCGGTGTTAAATGTTATTTGCGCATTATTAATTTTTGTACGAGCCACGTCGTCTCCTCCTGCTTCTGCTGAACCTCCGGACATACCACTAACACTAGTGTTGGTTGATCCTGATCCTGAGTTAACAGCTGTTATTGTTGTATTCCCACCTGTTCCGTGGGCGTCGTTTGTTAACGTAACTGAATTACTGCTAGCCACTGCCGTGAGGGCGATGCCAGCTGCGTTTATTGCATCTGCAATGTAGGTTGCAAATGCAGACGTCGACATTGTCGAGCCACTTGATCCTACGATATCCTCTGAAAACGGTGCATATGCCGTTTCATTTAAGTGCTGAAGGTGTGCTATGTCATACCCGTTGGAAATACTAGCGTGACCCGTTATCATACAGATTGCTGCGTCCAACGATGTCCAACTAGCAGAACCATACCTCATCACAGTAACCGATAAGCCTATGCCTGCGGATCCGCGCTGAGTCGATATAATTCTATTCCAACGCGTCGTCTGAATGTCGTTTGTTATAGCTAATGTGCCATTCGAAACAACATCATCCAATGCTGCATCAACGGCGCCAGTAAACTTATAATCGTAGGTGTACGATGCATGTGCCGGAACCATTATACTGTAGCTTGTAGCAGAATTTTTCCTAACTAGCTGTGTATATGTGCCAGAGCCCAATTTATCTGATACACCGAATGCGGTTTCGCCG